AACAGCAATGACTAGAGATTCAGTTGGTGTCTACAGAGGCACTTACTCTGTAACTAACACTGCTCTTGATGCTGATCTGATCTTCGTCTTTACCTACAGTGAAGCTAGTGTGGCGTTCACTCAGTATCGTATTGCAAGAGTTCAATCTGAATCTGCTGATCTTGATACCCTACTAGCTCGTCTTACTCCTACCAGAGCAGCTAATCTAGATAACCTAGATGTACTCGTCTCTAGTAGGTTGGCCGAGACGGATAGTGTAACTCGTCAATCTGCTCTACTTACTCAGCACTCTAATACTCAAACAGCCATTGCAGCCATTAGTACCAAGATTGGTGTTCCAGTATTCGGCTCTGTTACTGCTGATATTACTGCTGTACGTATCCAGACTGATAAGATAGGTAACCCCGCAAACGTTACTCTTGCAGCTGATATAGCCTCAGTCAAATCTGACTCTAGTGGTCTACGTACTGACTACACTGGTCTTAGGGCAGTTAAGCTAGACTTCCTAGATGCTACGATAACATCTAGACAGGCTGAGTCTGTTGCACTTACTAGGTACAATACACTCAATAACAACGATAGCGCCATCCTTTCTGCTGTCAATAGTATCCAGAATAACACATCCTTCGTTGGTGTGGTCCCTAACCCAATGGAACGACCTGCATCTGGGTCTACTAGCTACGCTATCTTTGCTAACTTATTTGACTCTGTTGGATCTCCTAATGATCCTGATTCTAATCAAATGTACTACCGAATCGAGGACACCATCGGTAACGTAGTGGTAGCCACCACCTTGATGAGTAGGCTAGGTGTTGGTCAGTATAAGACTACATATTTAGTCTTATCTACTGATCCACTACGTTCACTCATCGTCTTCTTCGAATACCTAGAAGGTGCATCAGCATTCCAACAGATCAGAACTACCGCTATTGGTGCCACTGAAACCAAGTTAGATGTGATTAATGATAAGCTAGGTACTCCTGTAGTTACTGTGTCTGCTGATATTGCTGCTATTAAGGCTGATACTGTAGACACTAGGACTAAGGTGGGTGTGCCAGTAACTACTCTTGCAGCTGATATAGCTGCTGTCAAGACAGATACCCTAGACCTGGTGGCTAAGACTGGTATTCCAGTAGTGACTATTGCTGATGACATCCAGACTAGGGCTACTCTTAATGACCTTCTAACAGGTATTCAACAAATGAATACCTTAGAATTAGTTGGTTTAGTTGATGGTGATGATATGGAATTAAGTTTTGCATCGGAAGAGTAGATAGTATTTCTTACAATCTGACTGGTAATACTGAGATTAAGGTCAAATTGAATCTTGCTAGGAGAAAACAGTGGCAATCTGCAAACCGGAATTTTTTACTATCGTTAAAGGTGAGGACCGCACTCTCCCTTTAAGAGTCACCAATAGTGACGGAACCTCTTATAATCTATCTACCACAACTGAGATTCGGGCTCGTTTCAGGAAGGCCGATGGTTCATCATTGGAACAACGACTGACTCTTGCCGAGATTACAATTATTGATGCTATCAACGGTCGGCTCGCGGTGACTCTCAGTGAGGATGATTCCAACACTCTCCTCGTCGCTGAACGCCAAGACTTTTCGGTAATTTTTGATAAGGGGCCACTAGCCTCAATCATTTATGGTGCTCATACCTACTCCGCCGATCACCCAGGAGCCGATGGTAACACTATCGTTCTCGTTTTTGACGGAATCAAGACTGCAGCAGTGGTGGTCGCCGCTTGGAACGCTTCTCACGTCGATCTCCAAGTTAAAATCACTGCGGGAGTCCCAACAGCTGTTCCTGCTGTTGGTACCATCCAATTGGTTGGCGGTATCGGCGGACGCCGCAAGGTTAACTATTCTAGGGCCATTACAGTTCAAAAACAGGCGACTTGATCTTGGAGATAGGTCGCCGTTGGCTTTAGTGCAGTTGACTGGGCCTAAGCTATGGCCGAAAGTTAAGATGCAAAGAAAGCCAAAAGAAGCCACAACGAGAATGGTTATATTGGAGGTGAAATGGCGAACGACACACAACCAGGGATCAACAATCCGCTCAGGTATTGGTACAGCCCAGATGAGCGACCAAAGATTGCTGATGTTCCTGAGGATCAAGGTTCGGTCAACAGCCTAGGTGCGATTCCAAGTGGTAGACTTCGGAAACGAAGGATGAAAGGCCGATGGAAAATGTTGACAACAGCGGAAGCTCTTACTAATTTGGCTGAAGATAAATGACTCTCAATAATTCCAGCACTGCTACCATTCTCAACGACATTGGAGTTTGAGAAGTTGGAGTATAGGTGTGAAGAAAAAGAGCAGTGGTAGCCGATCTCCAGTCACCGATCTAATTGAACTAGAGAGAGAATATAAAAAGGTGCAATCGATCAGTTTAAGGTCGAAGTTAACTAGCCTTTTCATTCCACTCTTGTTCCTGATTATGATTGGTGGGATTATATCAGTTATATTAGAATATAAGCAAATTATTATAGCTGATTATTTTGAGCAATACTATCGCACTCAGACCAGATCTAAGCCGTTTTCCGTTATGTTTGCAAGACCGGACGAGTTTGTTGTTGAATTTTTTACTGACTCGATTTGCCGGGGCAAGCAATATCGAATCCGTCTTATCCATAAGCCATCTGGAATTAAACTTGAGTCGGAGCCTATTGTTAAAAGGCATAGTCATTATGTAATAGAAAGGTTGTTCATTCAAATCAGATCATTGCTTGAGGCAGAAGGATATAGAATCACTTTTGTTCCGATTGGTACAGATATTAAAGAGGAAAAACCATGACTTGGTTCAGTAACTTTTTGAACAAAAAAGAACTAGCTCCAGTTGTTCCAATTATAAAGGTTGTCGAACCTCAACCTTTGGTAGAACTTGAAGAAGAACTTTTCCAAAGACTCAAACATGGAGACCTTGCTCACCAGGATTGGTTGAAAGAAGAACTTAGGCGGTGGGCAAAAGGTGAGAAGCCACAAGGTCCACTTACTGAAAATCGTGATCCAATTCAAGATATACATCAGCTTCTTGTTCTTTTCGCCGATTTCTTCGTTGGAGTCCGTGAGACTCCTTCCAACAAAGGCCCAGAAGTCGAGATGTTTCAACGGGTGATCGGCGCTGCAGATGGCGCACCTTGGTGTATGTCGGCGGTGCAGTGGATTGTCCTCCGCGTTTCTCGTCGTTATAACTTGATTCATAATCTTTACCCGTCCGAGCGTTGTCTAACTGTGTGGCAGCAAACCAAAGAGATCTACAAGTTTAATTCTCCTTCTGTTGGCTCTGTTGTTATTTGGCGTCACGGTAACACTTCTGATGGTCACGCAGGTATTGTTAAAGCTATTTCTACTGATAACAAAATCGTGACATTAGAGGGTAACACTTCGGCTGGTCCAGGTTTTGTTACTAATGGTGATGGTTATTACGAGAAAGTTAGATCTCTCAATGGAGATGGAGATCTGAAGATTCTTGGTTTTATTAAGCCATTTGGAGGAAGTCGTCTTGTTTAGAGCAATCAAAGACAAGTTACTAGGCAAATCTCCAAATGGGGCAAAACGTTCTTCACACTGGCCATCTATTAGAAGAGCGCATTTGCTTGAGTCTCCCTTTTGCCGGGTTTGTCTTGGTTGGAAGAGTGTTGAAGTTCACCACATTCAGCCGTTCCATGTGAAACCAGACTTGGAGCTTGATCCTTCCAATTTAGTGACTCTTTGCGAGTCTAAAAAAAGTGGGGTTAACTGCCATCTTTGGTTTGGACACCTTGGTAATTATCGGCTTTGCAATCAAAATGTGGTAGAAGATGCCGACCACTGGAGAATTAAGAGGACTTAATGACAATTGTTCACCCACATAATCCAAGAGATCATGATGTTCTCTGTCCTTTTTGCAAAATGAAAGGGAAGCATCATCACCAATGTCAATATGCTCATATGGCAGAGATGACTCCTGAAGAGGTAACAGCAAAACAAGTTCGGGAACAACTCGAAAAAGATCAAGTTCCAGATAAGTTTGCCGAAGCTGGTAAAAAAGGTCTTAAACATTTCAGGGTTGGATGAATGTGCTGCTAAGAGATTCAGCTTAGATATAAATGATTGGATTTCCCCTAAAGGGGAAGCGTTTTCCCAATACTAAATTTGAGAAGTGGCGTAAAGCTTTAAATAAGGAGTCCCGAGGTGAGCAAGGTAGATCGTATTAATAAATCCCTCAATGAGTCTTTCTCTAAAGATATCAGCAGCCTTAAAGAAAGTTCTAATGTTGTTTTTAAACCTGATGTACTTCTTGAGTACCTTGATCTCAAGAGGTTCAAACCAACCTATGCGGATGGCAAGAATTTCGCTAATTATCTTGTCATGTCTATTGAAGATGAAGGAATGTCTGGTGAGTTCTCGGATGGACTATTGGATGAGCTGAAAAAGAAGCTGGTATGACGGCTTATGTTGTCCAGCTTCACCCAGAGCGTAACACTGTAGATACTAAATTTGAGAAGTGGCGTAAAGCTTTAAATAAGGAGTCACGAGATGAGCAAGGTAGATCGTATTAATAAATCCCTCAATGAGTCTTTCTCTAAAGATATCAGCAGCCTTAAAGACCTTAAAGAAGGTTCTAATGTTGTTTTTAAAGAAGGAACTCCGGAAGCTGGTATGACGGCTTATGTTGTCCAGCTTCACCCAGAGCGTAACACTGTAGATGTTAAGTTTGGGAAAGCTACTCGTATGGATGTTCCTATTGCTGACCTTATGGTGTTGTCGGATGAAGCTGGGATTAGCGGTAAGAGCTAACAAAAATCTCATTATCATAGCTCGGCAACATATTGGCCTGGGCATACCAGTTAATCACGAATCTCGGTTGGAGGGTGGTTCTGAGAATTGTTTTTGGTACAATTCCAGCCAGAGCTACCTAATACTTTTGGGGCATGATGTATGAATTTAGCACAAGAGTTGTTTCAGCTTTGTGAGACTACTATTAAGGTTTCTAACTTAGGTAAGTTGGAAACCGAGGATGATAAATCCTCTCGCGATATGACTGTATCTTATAATGGAAAAAATTACAAAGGTACAGTTTTTTATAGTGACAGAGATGGCTTCTCTTGGGAATTTAATCCGAAATTGCCACCAGAATTGACTGATTCTGATGATTGGAATGATATGATCATCGACAAAACTTCTTAATTGATCTGGTAATTAATGCATGAGGTAGCTGAAGAACTTGATCCATATCTCTCCCAATTAAGTTTAGGACAATTGGAAGATCTTTATGCATCAATTGCTAATTACAAAGAGAAACCAGTTTGCATTGAGGAATTTTTGGATTCAGATAAGTACCTAGGTGCTTACTGGAACGGAGATCTTTATGGTTATTGGAGAAATTTTTTAAAAGAGGTTTATCCTTCGCCATTTTTTAGTCCTTATTGGTTGATTTCTCTGCGGGGATCTATAGGACAAGGCAAATGCCTTGATAGTGACACTAGAGTACCTACAAGTTTAGGCATAAAATGTATCAAAGATCTTTATGCGTTATGGTCTAGTGGTTCACGATTTCAAGTTCTTTCGGAAAGTGGCCCGAAAGAAGTATCTTTTATGGTTAGTGACGGGATCAAACCATGTCGCACAATCTCTACTATAAAAGGTGCGAAAGTTACGGTAGGTGATAACCATCGTTTTCGGGTATTACATCCGACCACTGGTGCTATCCTGTGGAAAAAGGCTAGTGATCTTTGCCAAGGAGATAAAATTCTTCGGACGCTCCGACCATCACCTGTTGGCAACAAAGTCCTATTACCGAATTTTGCTTGGTTTGTTGGTGCTATTTCTGGAGATGGTGGTATCTCCGTCCTTAAAAATGGTGATAGAGTTGTAATTCATTTTATTATGAATGCTGTTGATATTAAAGATGATAATTATCGTGAATCTATAGAGAAAGGTTTCTCTGAATTTGCTGGTGGTTTTAATAACTGGTATTTAAGTAGAAATTGTTTTGCTACTAGAAAAGTTAGTCGTTCACTTGCCAGTTATTTGCTTAGTCAGGGGTTTCTGGGTAAGGAGCAAAATGAAGGCGGTAGACTACCAAAATTAGTACCGGAATTTATCTTCGAGGCATCAGCAGCAGATCAGGTAGAATATATAGCTGGTGTGGTTGATACTGACGGCCATCTCTCTACACACATGGCAGCTATAGAAATTTCAAATTCATCTGAGTGTTTTATTAGAGGTTTGGCTTCAATTTGTAGTGCTTTAGGTCTTTTGGTTCGTGTCACGCCTAAGCATTTTGTGAATCGTGAGCATGTCTATTGGCGACTTAGTATTCACAATTATAGATCATTCCGGCGCTTAGCAGAACTTAATTTTCGTCCTCGCCTAGTTTATAAACAACAAGCTTTCGCAGAGCTTTTGGCTTCCAAGGATAGTGGGAGCAATGTTAGGCTACCACTGGTTGGATTTTCTCCGATTTTGCGCCAGCTAGACCAGAGACTTCGTGAGTCTGGTGTTAAAACACAAGCACGAAATGTTAGATCGGTGTGGGGAATGGTTAGTAATCAAACTACCACACTCGATAGTGTACAACGTATTGCCAGTACCTTTAAGACTGGTGGTTTGGTTCGTGACTTTGACTTTGTGAACGATTTTCAGTGTTATACTGATGAAGTCCGCTCTATCGAAACAGTCAATCGTGAAGTTTACGATTTATCTGTTGCTGATGATCCGTCTTATGTGTTTGATGGATTTATTTCTCACAACACGTCGGTTGCTTGTGCTGGTCTCGCCTACGATATTTACAAGCTCATTCTAATGAATGCCCCTCAGGAGTCATTCGGCCTTGTTCGGTCTACAAAAATCCTCTTTGCGATTTTTAACCGGACTCTTTCCCTTACCACTGATGTTGTTTGGGACAAGCTCTCTCAAATGTTTGTGCAGAGTCCATTTTTCTACCAATTTGTCGGTGTTTTTGGCTCGAAAAAGAAACGATCCTTCGGTTCAGACGACACTCTTTTTCCGAATCGCGTAGACTTCATCATGGGCTCTCGGATGGGTCACGCCTTGGGACAGGCAATTCATTGTTTAACCGGTGATACCAAAATTCAACTTTTAAATGGTGAGTCGGTTCCTATTCAAGAATTAGTTGGCAGAGATCATTTTTGGCTGTATTCATCAGATAAAAATGGCCATGTCATCCCTGGCCGTGGTCACAGTGCTCGGATTACTGGATATGTTGACCGCCTTTATGAAGTTGAATTGGACAACGGTAAGACGATTCGTTGTACTAATAATCACCCATTTATGATGAGGGACGGGTCTTACGTTACGGCTGACCAGTTGAAGCCTAATAACAGTTTAATGCCGCTATATTTTGGAAAGAAGTCTGGACAGTGGGATAGGTATTCAGCAGTTGTCGATAACACAACTGGGAAGGTTGAACTTGTTCACCGGTTAGTGGTTCGTGAATGTTTGGGTGGTTACAAGGGTAGTCAGGTGGCTCACCATATCGATTATAATTCACGCAACAATGATCCGTCGAATTTGATGCTGATGTCGCCTGTTGATCATAAGCATTTGCATTCTGATCGTTGGCAAGACCCAGAGTACAGAAGTCGCATGAAGGTGTCTCAATCTAAAGGTGGTAAGGCAGCAGCAGAAATCTTACGATCTAACCCCGTGACGAAAGCTAAATTGTCTAAAGCTGGTAAATCAGTATGGACGGAAGAATTTGCTGAACGTAAGAGTAGGGAGTTTTCGGCAACGTTAACGGAAAAGTGGAAAGACCCGAAGTTCAGAGCCGATTTGAGGCCACATCAGGTAGAATTTGGGAAAAAGGCAGCTGCTGCTACGTGGTCTAACCCAGACAACAAAGAAAAAATTAGTAAAGCTTCCTCTAAGACCGCCAAAATAGTTAACGCTCGCCGGTGGAGTGATCCGGCTCAGCGTGAAAGTTTGCTGGAGATGTCTAGGGCTGGTGGTCGTGCTGCAGCGAAAGTGGTTTGGTCTAACCCAAATACTGTGAAGATTATTAAAGAAGGTGCTGCAGCTGGCGGTGCAAAATCTGCCAATAAAATTGTGAACTGGACATGCCCACAGTGTTCTCGATTGTTTGAAAAACAAGTTTCTGCTAACAATCATAAACGCCATTGTCTAAACCATAAAGTGGTGTCAGTTCGTATGGTAGAACTAGCTGAAAAAGTTCCTGTCTACGACATTACTGTAGACGAGTTTCACAATTTTGCTGTTGAACAGGGTGTTTTTTTGCACAATTCAGCCATTATTTCCGAGGCTAACTTCGAGGTTATTGAAGGACAAACTTATAAGACTTTTAACTCGGTTCTTCGCCGAATGGAATCACGATTTATTGGTTCAGATGGTATCCCAGGTAAGATTTGGATTGATTCCTCTGAAACCGACAAGTTCTCCGCCGTCAACAAGATTGTAGATAGCTATCGCCGAAGTCAAGGCGTTAAAGTATCCCAGGCAGCAGTTTGGGATGTAAAGCCTCACCGTTACGGCACTGCTAGATTTTGGGTATTCAAAGGTTCCGACGTTAAACAACCAGAACTCCTTCAATTAGACAGCCCAATTTTAATTAGTGAGCCAGAAAATTGCATCCAAGTTCCAACAGAGCATAAAGATGCATTCGAAGCCGATACTGTAGAGGCACTCCGCGACTTGGCTGGTATTGCTACCGGTTCTAAGTATCGGCTGTTCCGTCTTAAAGATCGATTAACTAAAGCAATTGCAGTATCACCACTTTTCCCTGACAAGTTTCAATTAGATTTTGATGATGACAACGACCAGATTTCTAATTACTGCTTAGTTAAAAACTATTTTCTTAATCCGCTCAACAAAGGTTATCCTCGTAACATCCACTTAGATATTGGACTTTCCGGTGACCGTCTTGGCATTGCTGGTAGTTATGTCACCAAGTTTCGTGATCGTATTTATCGCGACATTTCTACTTTCCAAGAAGTGTCGGAGTCGGTGCCTGAGGTTGTTTGCGAATGGTGCATTGGCATCGAGCCGAAAAACGGCAAGCAGGTTCCACTTTTTAAAATCAGAGCTTTCATCCAGTGGCTTTCTTCTGTCGGATATCCAGTTGGTAGAATTACGTCTGATGGATTCCAGTCTGCCGAAATGATCCAACTGCTTACCAAGATGGGATTTACCGCCGAATTGCTTTCTATGGACAAAACCTCAACACCTTATACTGAAGTTCGAAACGCTCTTTACGAAGGCCGCGTTATGGTGCCTCAAAATAAGTTATTAAAAGAAGAATTAGAGAACCTTGAAGTCACGCCGGATGGAACTAAGGTAGACCATCAACCAGACGGCTCAAAAGATTTAGCAGATGCCGCATGTGGATCAATCTATACAGCAATGATTGATGCCAGTAAAATTAGACTTATGCACTATGTTGAAAAGAAGCAATCGGTTGGAACTGAGAATTTGCAAAATATGTTCTGGAATGAAGGATAATAAATGGAAACACAGCCACCACTAACATCAATTCAAGAAACAATTGTCGCTCCAATTATTCCACCACCTCCACAACATGCGGAGATACCGAACGCTCCAACGTTGGAAGATTTGGAGAAATTGTTCGAGAGTAATAATGTTGATCCACTTCTTAGAATGCAAGCGCAGCTGCTCACCGAGGCACTGCGCAATCAAGGTGTTCAGAGTTTAGATTTTAAAACATTAGCTGCATTAGCTTCCGTTTACATGAAAGTCGCTGATTCTCGGAAAAAACTTATTCGAGAAGTCGATAGGATGCGCCAATTCTACTTAGTGGACGTTATCCTAACTCAAATGACTGAAGATGCATTGGCCCCAGAAATTGGTACTGGTAATGTTCTTAGTGCATCGTCTGCTAGGGAAGATATTCAAACACAGATTGACTTGCTAGAAGAAAAAATTGACTTTGATCAGTTGGCGCTTACTATTACTCCAGATATGCTGGCTTATGGTGAGTACACTCTCGAAGCAGTAGTGGTGCAAGATAAGAAAGTTAATGATGAAAAAGATCCTCTTGTAAAAAAAGATATTGAAGAGTTAGACCCAAAAGATCAGAAGAACCAAACCAATGTTGATGATTGTTACGACGATGAGACTGGGTTGGTTGATGTTCTAGACTCAGTTGATCAAGCTTCAATTGTCGCCATCACGAAATGGGGAGATATCAAGTGTTATCTTGTTCAAAATGAGAAAGGCCAGGTAGAACGCCGTCACGCTTCCGAGTTTATTAAGTTTTCACTTTCTTCGTCCAGGCTTCGAATTGACCTTTTCAAAGAGTTCAACCTGTCGGCAGCCAAGATGAAAGAGAAGAAGTGTCAAGATATTCCACGTTACGTTCGAGTTGGTCGCTCTATTATTTACCCGATCATTTCAAAACTAAAAGAGCTTGAGATTCTTGAAGCTCTCGTTCCAGCTACCAAAATTTCCAAACTTTCTTCTGGTTCCATGGTTGGTGTTCAGGTACCACCTGGTTACGATGTGCAGAAGGGAATGGAAGCTGCTAAACAAGTGGAACAGCTTCTTAACAAGAAGATTGGTATTGATGGAAAGATGGGTGAGATCACCGTCGAAAATATTATGTCAACGGCTGGTCGTATCAAAGCCGTTCCGATCTTTGGTGAAAAAGGTCAACTGTCGAAGATGGACTACCAATCTGATGAGCCAGAAAAGCTCCTCGAATCAGTAGTTGACGTTCGCAAAACCATCTGCTCCTCCGTTGGTCTCCCTTACGAGCTTATTTTTGGTTCCGACGAAGAGAAGAAGGGAACAGTCCTACGTAAATATTCGCGCTATCTTCGTAAGCTGAAAGCAGTACAAAAAGCTGTCGAAGAGGGTGTTCGGCAAATTATTTACATTCATCTTTCCAACAAAGGCATCGACTACACTACCAATGATATCAAGGTTGAGTTTTATAACAAGTTGATCGAAGTGGACAACTTGGACAGGTTGGAGTTCATGGACTCCACTATTGGATTCCTCGACAATATTAAGCGTTTTGTCATGGAAATGGCTGATGTTAATGTCAATCCAAAATTTGCTGAACGAATCCATTTGGAAGGCTTCTTGGAATTCCTTAATTCTCAACTCAACACAGTTGGTTTGCCTAACATTATTGATGTTGATGGTGATGGGGAAGCTGAAGGTAGAGAGGAGGATGATCCAACAATTAAAATTGGCGGTACTCCTGGCAGCAAAGATAGTGATTCTCCGGTTGATAAAAGAGGTGGAACTGTAACCCCATCGTCAATGGTAAGGAGAAAGACATTAACACCACCTAAGCCAGATGTAACTGTATCTGATAATGGCAATAAGGTGTCACCATGAAATTTCTTTTTATAGATTGCGGCGGACTCCACGTTGATACTGCTAGGCAGCTTGGAAAAGAAGGCCATGAAGTCAACTACCATATGCCATGGGTTAGTGCTTACCCTAAGTTCGAGATGTTCGCTCCTGGTCTTGGCATTAAAGAGATTAATAAAGTGCTCGATTATGGACCTTATATTGATGACGCCGATGTTATTGTTTTCCCAGATATTGGAATGGGAAAATTGGCACATTGGTTGAGAGGCAATGGTCACAACGTCTTCGGTGCTGGTCTTGGCGAAGAGATGGAAAACGACCGAATGAAGTCGGTCGAGGTGATGAATAAACTCGGCATCAAGTGTCCAAAAACTGTAGTGGCGACTGGTCTTACTGAAGCTCTCAACACTATGAAGAAGTTGTTTGGGGTGCAGGAGACTAACCAAAAGTCTGGTGGTTCCTACTTCATCAAGTTCAACATCTGGCGCGGTTCCCTCGAATCTTTCCCTGCTAAATCAATGGAGCAAGTCAATTTTATGTTTGACTCGCTCCGTTCCAGTATGGGACCATACGTCGAACAAATCCCAGTTATTATTCAGGAAGCCATCGAAGGAATTGAAACCGGTGCTGACCTTTTCTTTAATGGTGAAACATTCCTTTACCCTGCTATGTGGGGGTTTGAGTACGGCGGTAATTACACCGGTCTTATGACTTCCGACATGACCATTTTCAAAGAAGATCTCGACAAAGCAGCTACCTACTTAAAGTCGGTCAATTACCGTGGTGCATTCAGTTTCGAATGCATTTTTGATGGGAAAGATTCTTATTGGATCGACTGGACCTGCAGGTTCCCAATGCCACTTGGACTACTTTACTCCTCGTTTTCCAATGGAAAACTCGGAGAATTCATTTATGGTGTTGCTACTGGAGAGGCAAAAGAAACGCCTTTCCCAGATAATAAGTATCTAGGGTGTCTTGAGATTTACAGCGATGAGGCAATTAAGAAGTATCTGCCTCTTCATGGTGGTGACAATACAAGGTTTATTCGGTACATGATGAATGGCGATACAGCTTACTCCGTTCCAGGTGTTACTACTTTCGTTGGTGCTGTTTGTGCTTCTGGTGACAATTTGCAACAACTTCATGATGCTATAATTGAAGAAGAAGAGAAGTTGGATGTATACTACGGTATGTGTAACACCAACTTTATTCATGATACTATTGAAAAATATGTTGAGCCTATCAAAAAGATGGGTGTCAACTTCGGTGATGGTGCAATGGTAGAAAGTGCTAGAAAAATTGTAATCAAGCCGTCCCAAAGTAGGGCTGGTCAAATTTTGCAACAAATGATTTCTGTAATGAAGGAGTATTAAATGTCCAGAGCAAGCGCAGCCCTAGCCAATCTCAATAAAATGCTTGTTGAAGCTATTACTAATCCAGACAATCAAGCAGTGATCGATCTTGGTTTTGTTGGTGAGTCTTTGACAGAAGACTTCGACATGCAACACCCGATGGGGCAAGAGTCACCAATTAATGGGCAAAAGCGTGTCAAGTCGGTGGTTCAGTACACCAAAAATGGCAACGTTTCTTCTCCAGTTGGCAAAATCAAGCTTGAAGGCAAATTGTCTCCTGGTGTTTATAATGTTCGTTCATCATTTGAGATGGGTACTTTTTTCGAACAAGCCGACATCCGCTCCGACGAAATCCTTCGGTTCAAGGATGAGCGTCAAGATACTGTAATCAACGAGATCGGCCAATTTTGGGAACTCAAGGGCGATTTCGACGATATGGGTTTCGTGCACAAGCGTGGGATGATGCTCTATGGACCTCCGGGCTCCGGAAAGACATGTGTACTCAAGTTAGTCATGGAAGAGATGGTCAAGCAGGGAAATATTGTTTTTCTCGTTAAGAGTGTTGGTTCCCTGCTTGAAGGTCTCAAAAGTTTCCGAGAAATCGAATCTGATCGTAGATGTGTAGTCATCCTGGAAGATATTGATAAAATGGTGCAGTACGACGAGCATTCCCTCCTAGAATTGTTTGACGGCGAAACTCAAGTTGATAATGTTCTTTATCTTGCCACTACCAACCATATCGATCGATTGCCGGAGCGTATGCTCCGTTCTGGTCGTTTCGACCGTAAGGTTGAGGTTCCGTTCCCGCCATTAGAAGGCCGCAAAGCTTATCTTGAGATGAAACTGAAGAAAAAGAAATTGACCGAGGTTGAGATTAAAGACATTGCCAACGAGACCGATGGTTTATCTTTTGGTGATCTCCGTGAACTTCTAGTCTCCGTCTACTGCCTTAAATATTCGATGGCGGAAACTATTAAGCGGCTTAAAGCCACCAATGGTATGGGATCTGGTAGCAACAAAGGTATGCGTAGTTGGGGTGAAGCCAAGTTTCAAAAGAAGCTTGACGAAATGTTCGAGGTTGTTAATCGTCAAGATTTAATCAAAATAAACGAAGCTGAATCCAAGTCTCGTGCTGCTGCTCTCATCGAAGATATGGACGTTCTAAGCCAAGATTCTCTTGATGCTATTAATAAGGCTATGTCGCTTCGGCTAGATAGGCTTGGTATCGCTGATGTTACTGTGGATGATGTTTCCACTGATCTTTATGGTAACATCTACGTTGATTTCGTCGATCTCCAAGGAAATTTATTGTCGGTAGCATTCTCTCATGACGATGATGATGGATGCTCCGCCATGATTATGGATGGAGATCAAGAAACCAACCTGGTCATTGATCTTGATTCTTTGGGAGCATCGCGGACCGAGACTGCTTATGGGACCTACATCAACTTGCAAGAGTTGGAATGGCTCAACAAAACTACTCTTCTAACGATTCTTAATGCTGGTGACTTCCAAACTGCAGCTGGTACTCCGGTGTCAACTAGCCAAGATGCTTTTGGTAACAAGCTCGGCCAAAAGGCTGAATCAAAATTATTAGAGTCATCTGTCATCCGTGGTAGCAAACGTTCTAAGCTACCAATTCTGAAAGAAAAGAATTACAGTAGTTTGTCTTATAAGCAAAGGATGGCTTTAAGTAAGCCACAAAGAGAAGCTAAAGGTAAACACCTACGCTCCCTTAAAGCAGTGCTTAAGAAGAAAAAATGATACAAGGGGGGACGATGCACGACTGGACAGAAATCCTTGTTAAAATTTTTCAGTTCATTCTTTTACCCCTAGTGATTCTCCTTTATAAGGAGATCCGGGGGTTGAATTCTAAGATCAACATTATCGAACTCCGTATGGAGAGGGTAGCTCCATCAGACAAGATGCAAGAGGTCGATAAAAAACTTGGCATTTTTGAAGCAGCTTATCATTCTTCGGTTCGGCAAATTGGTGATGATTTGGAAGATATTAAAAAAAGCCTTACTGCTCCACTCCGCAGAGTAGATAATCTTGATGATCGACTTCTTGGGGTTGAGAAACAACATCATGCTTCACAAGCCACAATGAATCATATTCAAGCTGATGTTAAGGATATTCAAAATTCAATTCGTGAGCTAGGCAGGGCGAAATCGTGAAGTTTAAGACTCAAAATGATGTTCAAATGTTCTTGGTTGAGGTGGGACGTATCGACCTAGTTGCGAAAGCCACTGTCGAATACAAACCAGATCTGTCTATCTTGGATCAGTATATTAAGAAGCGGAAACCTCTCATTGGCAAGCTTAAAGATTTTAGGAAATCTCAAGATAGTAAAGACTCTTGGCGTAGAAATCGCTATAAGCACATGAAAGGCATCAAGAAGTTTCATACCTCAACAGCTGGTAAAAAATTTCACCGCTCCCTTGGTCGCTTCTTAGCCACCAGGGATTTTAAGTCTGGTGAATACAAGCGCGAGGCTAGCGAGGTTATGGTGATTCAAGATGTTTGTGAAGTATTGAAAGCTCTATCATCTCTTAAGACTCATGCTCTCATCGAGTTTGATTATTACCACCAACTTGAAGATGAGATTGATCTTTGCGTTTTTATTGAAGAACTCCTTCCTTCTGTTTCCAGAATTGAAAGTGCTCTTGTTCGCTCTGATGGTGTTATAACTGCCGACGATTTGGAGTTCTTGACTCGTCTTTGTGATTTTGATTCAATGGTTCTTGAATTAGCCTCAAATAATAAAGTCTCTGAACAAGAGATTCGTGCGGCCTTTGAACAAGCCTTAGGATCTCTCAACGAAGAAACCCATGATAATGTTTATTTGACATCTCTTAACACAGTTAAAGGAAGGTTGTGCTCTTGATCCAACCAGTTAACTTTACGACGAAAATTACGAGATCTGAATGTGGGGACTCGAAGTTGGAGGCGTTTGTCGGGGAAGTAAAAGTTGGAGAAATGAACTTGATTTTTAGAGATCAAGTGGCTATCCTTATTGATTTTTCTTTTGAAGATATTAGAATTCCACATAAAATTGTGGAAACATTATTCGAAGGACGTATCAATGTTCTAGTCTCATCATCTAAACGTTCAGAAATTGTTGAGTCTTTTTGGTCATCGGTTGTTTCAGTAAAGAGAGACTTAGTTAAATATAAAATGGTTATGAAGAAACCAGATGAAGAAACGACAAACGGTAATCTTTGGGCATTGTCAATGTCTGCTCACTCCCTAATGGTATTTCTTCCAAATTCTGCTGAGTACACTTTTCATAGAGCATGCAATAATTCCCTTTAACGAATTACGTTTTCCTAAGTTGAAGATATCGAATTAGGGTATTGTAAGAGGTTTTGTAATGGGTGAAGCCATAACTAATCTGCCAAATCAATTGCAAGAAGAAAGCTTCAAGCGTGATTTATGGGACCCAGAGCTTACCTTTTCCGTTGAAGAAGCTAATGGTGAAGTTGATGGAACTAATGTTTTAGCTAGAGTCAAAGGTAACTTCTTCGTCCCTAATGGTATTTCCCGTAACAATCGCTTTTATCCAAAAGAACTCTGGGAAAAAGTTTGTACTGATCCAAGAATCAAGCAGCAATTTATGGATCGCCGCATGTATGGCACCATTGGTCACAATCAAAAGATTGATGATGATGCTATTCGTGATGGAAAAATCAGTCATGTTATTGTTAATCTTAGCGTAGCTGGTGAAAAGGGAATCGGGGAAGCTTTGGTCCTTGATACTCCAGCTGGTCGCATTCTTAATACTTTCCTTAGAGCCGGTTCTAAATTATTTGTTTCTTCTAGGGCTGATGGGCGGTATGCTGGAGAACAAAACGGTGTACCAAGAGTCGATCCATCTAGGTTTGTTCTGGAAACTTTCGATTTTGTTATTGATCCTGGTTTTACTCAGGCGAATCCACAGTTAGTAGAGTCTCTTGAACAATTAGTAGAGAGCCTTAGTAAGGTAAACTCATTAGACAATACAATGGAGAAGAGCATGCCGCAAGCGCTACTGGAGAGCCTTTCTAAAGAGAACGGTTTGATTAAGAATGACCTAGAGAAGGCGATGAAAGAAGTCAACGATCTTAGAGCCGAGAAAACGGTTCTTATGTCGGAAAGCCAAAACCTAAAGACACAACTCAGCAAGGCTGAAGTGTCGGTGCGTCTCATCGAGAAGTACAAGGCTATTGGTACTCACGAAGAGTTCACTGATTCTGTCAAAAGATTGGAGAAATATTCCAGCTTTTTCGAGCAGCATGGGACTCAAAGCCAAGTGGTCAAGGCTTTTGCTTCGGCGAAAAAACGACTGCTTGAGTTTAAGAGGATTGGAGAGCCGAACGAAATCAACAAGCTTATTGATCGTCTGACTGGACTTGTTGAAGCCTATAAAAAGTCAGGAACTCCGGCAGAATTCGCTGCATTGTGCGAGCGGTCGGAGAAAGTCATGGAATCCTTTACGGAGTCCAGCAATTTTAAGAAAATCGCTTCACTCTCTAAAGAGCTTGGCGTTTCTGAAGAAAAGATTCGCAAGGTCTACGGCAAAATGCCTGACAAAGATCTTAAGGAATTTTTCTCTGGACTTAAAGAAGGTGCACCTACTAAGACTGTAAGCCGAGTCTCCTCAACTTACAAGCGTCCTCTCAATGAGAATAAAGGCAACAAAAAAGAAGAGCGTCCTGGACTGGATCTAGATCGTCCTCGTTCGGTTCGTCTCATGGAACATTTCAAGTGAAATGACCGTTTTGACTTAGGTTCTATTACACTTTAATAGAACAGTTTCCGTTATTAGTGTTGGCATTGAAAAGCTCACTTAATGCTGGACGATGCAGGATAAAGAATAAAAACACCATCAAAATTTTTAGGAGCTTTTCATATGGACCCGATTCAACTTCGTGAAGAAAACATGAGCCGCGTTGCAGAGCAGTATTACGATAAATATCGTGATCAGATGGACGCACTGAATGCTTCGTTGCTGTCAAAGGTCAAGAAGATCGACAGTTACGACGTTTATGCTCTCGGCAAACAGTTCGAGCAATTCAATTATTACAAGAGGATTTGCGAGGAGCAAGGTAACGTCAACTTGCTTGGCAAAATCCCAGACATTGCTTACGATGTCATCACTGCCGTTCATGGTGCTTCGATTCTCCCAGTCATTGCTTCTGTCCAGCCAATCGAAGAAGAGCGTGGCACGATTTACTTCAAGCAAGTTCGTTCTGGTACCACTAAAGGTACTCAAACGGCTGGTAACGTTGTGGTCGATCCCCGTACTGGTGTTGTGACTCCGGCCAGCTACGCCTCGAACCTTTTCGAAAGCGTTACTGTTGCTACGTCGGTCGCTGCTCAGTTCGTCTACTCTTTCACCTTAACTGGTGGACCTGTCAAGTCGGAAAGCCTTTATATTCTTCTCGGCTCTACTGCTGTGGAAGGTCGCGACGTTGGCGGCGGCAAGATTTGGGGTAATGGTATCGCTGGTACTATCAATTACACCACTGGCGCGGTCTCCGTGACCTTGGCTGCCGATCCTGGTAACGGCGTCCTTCTCAAGGCAACATGGCAGCAGAATTACGAATTGGCAACTGACTTGCCACAAATCGACACGTTTTTCGATAGCAAAGGCATCTTGGCTCGCATCTACGCTCTGAAAGGCACGATGGGTATGTTCCAAGCCTTCGGTATGTCGAAGCGCTTTGGTATGGTCTTGGAAGATGAACTTGCGAAAGATCTCGTTCAAGAGATCAACCGTGAGATCGGCGGCGACATTATCCGCAAGTTGCAAGCGGTAGCCATTGGCACTAACAGCTTCTCTCGTACTGCCCCCGCTGGTGTCTCGTTCTTCGAGCACAAGCAGACGTACAAAGATGAGCTTGCTAAGGCTGAAGCTGAAATCGTTACCAATGCTGGTCGTGGCGCGGTCTCGGTTCTCATCGTCGGCAAGAAGCATGCATCGGTCATCCAAACACTTCCTGGTTTCCAGAAGTTGTCGGATGGCACGACGCTTGGTTCGCACGTCTTCGGAACCTTGGATGGCGTAACTGTTATTCGGGTTGTGGAAACGGCAATCATGGCGACGGACGCTGGTATTGCACTGTGGAAGGGCTTGACGCCGTGGGAGGCTGCAGCGGTCTACTCACCGTTCATGCCTCTCACCGTAACGGCTACCTTGCCGCAAGCGCCAAACCCATTGCAGTCGATGAAAGCCGCTGCAGTGTGGGCAGGTGTTGATACGGTTGTTCCTCAGTTCGTGACCAACTTCAACGTTGTTCCTTAAGGAATAGTGTTGGCATAGCATCAAGCGGGAGAAGCTCTTAATCGGGCTTCTCCCTTTTCTCTTGAAACTAAATACTATCCTGGGGCATCAAAATGAAGTATGAAGTCGAAGCTCTAGTGCCAGTCACTTTAAACGCTCTTGGTGTTGAACCTCTCACCTTAGGAAAAGGTGAGAAACATGTGTTTGCCTCGGAAGCAGCATATGCACCTTATTCTGCCGCCGTTGCATCAGCTATCAATGAGGGATGGGCTAAGCTCACTGAAGTTGGTGACAAGAAAGTTGAAACGGAAAAGGTCAAAGTCCAAATTGATCCTTCTGCTGTTTCTCCTGAGGCTGCTGCTGCAGCTGAAAAAGAAGCTGCAGCTGAAAAAGAAGATAAGAAAGCCAAGTCCGGTAAGAAGTAACAAAAGGATTTTAGGGTGGGATTGTCTAAAAATGCTATTGCAAGAGATTTTTGAACGGACACTTCTTGAGTCAGGACAGTTTCAACTGCCACCTGACAAGCTTGAGTTGAATGTAGATCGGTTCAAGACTCTAGTGCAAATAGTGTTAGGACTTTACAATCGCTATAATCCTTTAAATGTTGCTCTTTACAAAAATATTGCTTATCTTAGGCAATACACATTTACTGAAGAAAATACTCCTGGACCATTAAGGAGTAAAGATGGGTTGACTCTCGTTAATGGTGGACCACCAGATTGGATTCTTGATCTGATACCGGTCCGAATTAGCGGGGTTTATCCATATTTTCTTCGTGAATATGATCGGCCAAAATCTAATGTTGAAGTAAAAACCGATTTCCCATGGGAATATCGAAATCCAACATTAACTGTCCCCATTGTCGGTGAATTTGATATTTCTGCCGTCTATTTTCATAGATTGACAGAAAAAATTCTCAATGACTCTACTGTTACCTATGAAATTTCTTCGATCAACGATCTTGACGATAATTTCTTCAAGCTCTGTGCGGCGAAGTTTCTCAAAGGTATTGGTCGGAGTCGTCGTGCTTTCACCATGAATGATCTACCAATTCTTAGTGATGGTGCTGAGTTAGTATCTGAAGGTCAAACTCTAGAAGATAAAACCTCCGAAGATATGGCTGCTGATTCAAAATTCTATCTGGCGTGGAGGTAATATGAGCCGAGCAACAGAACTTCTCAAAAAATATCCAATTGAAGAAGCTCCAAAAAGCAAGTTGGATGACGAAATCAGTACTCTTTACAAAAAACATGGTAATGGCGTTCAAGTCGGAGTGATGGACTTGTCGAAGATTTTTAAAGCTGGAAAAGACGCTGCAGCTGCCGGTACCTCTGTTGAGGATGCTATCATTGCCGCCATTGCCAAATATAGGGTGAACTAATGTCTAGAGCAACAGAACTTCTCAAAAAGTATCCGATCAACGAAGATCCATCTATCAAGGTTGGTCTTAAAGTTGTTGCCCGTGAAAAAATCCTTTCTTACCAAATCTTTAACGGTGACAAGTTTACTGTCAAAGAAGTTGATGGGATTAAAAATGTTG